CTTGCATCAAGACTTGCTATCTTTGCATTTGTGATAGCTGCGTCTTGGATTTTAGCACCAGTAATAATACTATCTTTAATATTTGCTGTATTTGCAATAACTTCATTTGTTCCTATATTTCTTGCAAGTATTGAGCCGTCTATAATCAAATCCCCACTGATGCCAACAGAATTAACTCCATTAATTGTCCCTGCTGTAAATATCTGGACAGGTGTTCCTGTCTCATCAGGTCTCATTATCTTGAATTTATCAGCAAGCATGACTATTTCTGAACCAGCAGAGCTATCAAGCATTGCTCCGATACCTGCAACCCTGCCATTGGCATTTAATTTCAATGTCCATTGGGAAACAAGCCCTGCTGTAATAACTGTCCAATATGTAGCGTTTGGAGGCTGGTTATTTGTGCTTTGTTTGATACAACGATAGTAGGAACTACCAGATTTGACAATCGTGCCTGGATAATATGTTGTGCTCGAGTTCCAATCTGGAGCATTCTGCGTATCGTAAACAAGAAATCTATTCTCAAGGGCTGCTGCCCTTAAATAACCATTAGCATCCTTCTGGTCAGAATCATAAGTAGCCGTAGCAAGTTTAGAGGATATACTTGCCCATGTGCCTGCCTGACCTGCATCAATTACAATTTCTGCATCTGATACTCTATCTTCAAGACCATCTAAATCAGCTTGTGATGCTTTTAATACTATTTCTGCATTAAGCCCATCTATGTCTATCTCTGCTTGAGATACCCTATCTTCAAGACCATCAATATAATTGGCATAGAGTGTTAATGTTGAATTAACTCCATCTATTTCTATACCAGCCTGCGTCACTCTAACATCTAAACCTTCTACATCTGCTGCTGTTTCAACATATACGCCATTTTCATATACTCTATGTGCATCGTCAAATAAGAAAGTGATTGGTCCAGTAATAGCCCCTGAATATAGCTCAATCGTAGCAAGGCCAAGCTCCAAATCACTCATGTATGCTGAAAATGTTTCGGAAAAAGCCTTTTCTTCCCAGTATCCATCCCATCCTGGAGTAACTCCTGGTGTAGGAGCAGGAGTAAAATCAATATCTTGTATACAAATATAAGATACTCCTTCATATTTTACCCAATCGTTTACATCGTAATAGGAATTTTCATCAAAATCAGGAACAAATAGGGCTTCAAAAGCTTGAAACTCTGTTTTAGTTACTCTTAAATCTATTTCATTACTTAATTGTGTAATTTGTGATGTATGTGTTGAAACTGTGTTAGATAAAGCATTGAAATCAGTTTGGGAGACTTTTGTAATAATTTCACCTTCAAGTGTATCAACTCTGTCTTCAACATCAGTAAGTAGTGTTATTATTGATTCTGATTCTTCCCAATATTCTTCACTACCAGACTCTCCAGGTTCATAAGCAGGTGGTGGTGAATATGCCTTGATACACCTCCAGACTTTGCCATCATGCGTAACATAATTACCCAAAGCATATGCCGTGTTGTCATCCCAGGGCGATGTGGTAAGAGAAGCAATTTCGGCTTGAACGGTTTGGATAGCATTAAGATTATTCTGTGCGAGAGTCACTAAATCATCTATTTCACCAGCTTGAACAGCTTGCATACTCAGCAAGCCATTCACGCTGTCTTTGATACCACCAAATACTTCTTGATAAACGCCTTCTTCATAAACAAAATCAGTAATATCTATTAAATTAATTCTGGTATTTAATTCTTGTGTGAGCTGGTCTTCAGAAATATTGCCTTCCAAAATGGCCAGATAATCTGAAGGATTTTGAGATGTTTGCCCTTCAACACCATTTGTAGCAGATGATGGATACCAACTTCCAGTTGTGCCGTATTTATCTCTTACCCTGACCCAGTAGTATCTTGTGTCAATAAGAGATAATCCTGTATGGACAAATGTTGTGCTTGTGGCATCTGCTAACTTAACAGCATTTACACGATTATTGACTGTTGCAGACCACACCTCAAGCACCCCACCTTCAGGTATTGTTACAGTAGCAGTTAGTGTTATTTGATGAACACCACCTGTTGCAGTTAAACCTGTAGGTGTAGGAACTGCTGTTATAGTAACATCAACACTTCCAGTCCCGCTTTCATTTCCTGCTATGTCAAAGGCTTTGACATAGAATGTTTCTGTTCCAGTCCATGAAATTCTTACTTGATGTCTCAAGACATTACCAATATTGACACCGTTGACAGTATAATAGGCAATGGGCAGTGATGTCTGGCAATTAGACCAAGAAATAGTAACTATTTCACCAGATATTGATTGTGACGGTGATGGTGTTGCTGGAGCAGAAATATATACAGAAACAGTTTCTGAATAGCCACTTTCCTCAAGATTGCTATTTAAAGCAGTTACTTTAAAATTATGTGTGCCTACTGTAAGAATAGCCTTATAGATATATTTATTAGACGTATAATTGTAGGCAAGTAATTCGTTATTGAGATAGATATTATATCCTGCAGTCATCACATCAGGATTAGCTGGCCAACTAAGCACAATGAAGTGCCCACTCAACGTAACTGATAATCCAGATGGCGCTGTTGGTGAATATGCTCGCCCTGTATATCTAACAGAAACAGGAGCGTATTTATATGGATTTGGTTTATTGTTTACTGTAAAATAATAAGTCTTATCAGGAATTAGATTTTCTACCTCATAAAAGGGATTATAAGCAATGCCTAATAGAGTCCAAGGACCTGTATTGGATGTGCCTGATATATATACATACCACTTGATGGCAGTTCCACGCCATGTTAGGCTTACGATGTTTTTGACTGTTCCATCTGCCCCGAACTTCAGGTTTTCTGTTGCTGAAAGTCCAATAACAGGGTCTAAATCAGAGATATTAGTAAAATATGGCAGTTCAACAGAATCATCGTAGACATCAGGCCAGTACTCAAGAGCTGTGATTTTTCTCTGCATATCCGAAGCTCTTGAGATATTCAAAACCCTAAACAGCTTTGTTGCTTGATTTACTTTTCCAAAGGAGTACAAAGCATATTTCGACGGAGTTTTAGTCCAGTTTTGTGTTATCGAAAGCGTATCTGTTGTAGTCTGCTGTCCTACAGAAGAAACATACCTTGTCTCTCTGTCGTCTGTATCGTAGTGCTGTATTGTTACAACATATGTTTCACCAGGATAAAGTGTGACTTCTCTATCGAGAGTAACTGAACCACTGGTAGCACTTACAATCCTGCCAGAGTAACCCCATTGAGGAACATCATGTGCAACCTCTATTACATCTCCTGGCAGGCAGGCTATAGCATCAACATCAGCATTAAAGGAAACTGTATTTGTCAGGTAACGGTTGCAGTTCATCAGATATTTTGCATGTTTTACTGCCATATCCCTTGAAGTACAACCAAGCAGGTCAATCTGTGTTGGCTTTAGTTCAACATCAGTATTTAATCCAGCCTGTTCAAGAGTAATTGTTTGCTTCGAGTAATTTAATTCCTCATCATAATATGTGACTTCAATAACATTTGCTCTTTCATCAGTTGACAACCATGTTTCCTGAAAAGAGTCTTGGATAATATTACCCATTGTGAACATGAATCTCTGTACTGGCAAATCTTCAGAATCATATACAACAGAGAATTTGTTACCAATTTGAATTACAGTTCCCCTTCCAAGCTGTGAAACAGTATCAAGAGCTTTTCTTAAGTTCATTGCACTATCAAAATAGATATTGCAGGTATATCCTTTTTCTGTGCAGAATGATGCCCATTCTGCAAATTTTTCATAAATTATTCTTGAGTAAGGAATGTCACCGCAATCTTCATTGTGGAGTATGTCATAACAGACCCATGCTGGGTTTGTGGCTGGTTTGCCTTCGTAGCTTGAGCCTGTCCAGACTGATACATAGTTTCTTTTTGCAATGCAGGTTACTCTTGGAGTTGAGCCCGATAATTGGTCTGTAGCAAGGACTTTTAATCCAAGCAATGCTATCCCTGGATATGTGAAATCATCTGCTACAATCTCCTGCATATATTCCCAATATGTTAAATTTCTGTATCTTGAACCAGTAGGAAGTGCAGATGAGAGCTTTATTCGAACTTCATACTGATCTGGGGTCAAACCTGATATGAGATAATACCTTCTTACAGCAGAATTAGTTGCCTCTGTAATCGTTACCTCTCCATAATCTTGCCATGTTAGATAGCCTACTCTCCTATACTGAATCTGAAATGCTACCGATTGCTGGTCCAACCCCCCAGAGTTGTTTGCATAGAAAAGTCCCTGCGGAAGAGATATTCCAATGCCAATTGAACTTACAGAGTTTCCGAGGGTCTGCTTTGTAGTGTAGCTTGTAGTTAGAGGTGTATTGATAGCCTGGTCTGAAAATGTGTCCTGGAAAAATGGAATAGCAGTCTGGTTTATCTCTCCGTATCTTTTTTCTACTTCAATATCAGAATAATAATCTATCGGAGTATCATTTATTTCTATATCATCAATAGAATCTATATAATGACCAGCAATAGCATACAGCAAGTTGAGATACTGCTTGTCCCCATCAGTTGAGACATACCGTCCGATGCACGGTGGGGTAACTCTGTGGGTGCCGTATAAGACTGGCAAAGCAATATTTTCTTGATAGAGGTTTGACATTGGCTCCCAACTGTATGTTGGAGAATTTGAATAATCGCCAGTGTCAAAACCTTCAATGTCTGGGGTTGATGGAGGAAGTAAAGCATTAATTAACAAGCTCCCAGCAACCATAGTGCCTATTTGAGCACCCATTAAAAGTAGAGGTGCCCCTATTAATGGAGGCAAAACAAAAGCTGTGACTACAACAAGGGCAAGCATAGCCACAGACCTTGCTATATCTTTTCCTCCACCACCCCCACCACCTTTAGGGACTGCACAGAATGCTACAAAGTCTCCTGGGTTGATTTCATAATCAGATATGATTGTATTTTCAGGAAGTAATCTTCCATTTACAGACACAGCCACATCAAAAGCTGTATCTAATGGAGCTGGATAGTAATTTCTGATGATTTCCTGCAGAGAGACTGGTTGGAGACAGTCTATATATTTTGTGTCCTGTGATTCGATAGGTTTAAAGGGATTTCGTATACAGGTTACAACTATCTTATCCTTCATATTTGTAAAATCCCTCTATACACCGTGAGTAATACTTGTCTGAAACACTTGAGATAATACTGCCTGTCTTCTCAAGAGTATGAATAAACCTTCCTCTGCCAATATACACTCCAAAATGGCTTATCAACCTGGGATGTGCAGGATTTGATTTCATAGCCACAGCACAAGGCTCTGTTGGAGTATCTATTTTCTGCCATTGGCTTTTCTTTGTATGATAAAGCCTGTTGATTTCCAAAATATTGAAACAAGAGACAATTACATCTGGCAGATCAATTCCATAGATATGTTTGAATACCGCCCTAAACAAACCATAACAGTCAAAATAGGGTTTCTTTGTGACAGGGTCTATCTCAGTCCCCCTACCACCGTCTCTGAAAGGACATCCAACAAAATAACTCAAATCATACATACAGTGGTGTCCTCCCAAGTCCAGGAAATCCTCCAAATCTTGCTGAATTGCCAAGCTCTCTGCATCTTGCCAGTGTTCTGTCACACGAAGTCTCCGAGCCAGAATATCCACAAAGAGTTCCTTTGAATGTCTTGTATCTACAGCGATTTTTCTGCATTCTGTAGATAGGGAATCTTCTGGTAAACAGATTCACAGCACCCAGAGTAAATGTAGCCCACATAGAACTTGTAGAAGGTTGTTTCAGCTCGAAAGCGTGTTCTACAATGGGTTCTGTTTCATTGAGATGCTCACTGTGAACTACACTTATTGTTACAGTTATAGGACTGTATCCATTTTCTTTGCAGTAGTTGTCATACTCCTGAATATATGCCTCTATGGCTCTGGTGACATTAGATATGCGGAGTTGAACCTGTGGAATTTCTCCTTTGGAATTATCTGTTATTTCGTCAATCTCGAATGGAAACGGGACATATTCGTTTCCATTCCAGGTAGTAGAAACATTGTCACTTGTGACTCTGATGTGGTCATCAAGCCCTGGAACATCAAGGTCAAGCAGGACAATGAAAACTCCACCATCTTCAAGTTTATTTTTTTCTCTAAGTATGTCTGAAGATAAGATAAGGGGCATTATACCTCCTCAAGTTTGATAGATAGATTCCAATATCCAGGAGAAACAGCCTCTGCATTTAAATTGTTGTCTGCAAAAACAACGGTATATGTCTGGTTGTCTACAGGATTAGTCCAGTAGAAGGCAATACCTTGATTTTTATCGAAAAAATCTTTTATAGATTGATAATCTGAATCGTCTATATAATCCCATTTTAATTCCCACTTATGGCGTCCCCTCGATGATCTTGCTCGCACATGGATGTAGTTGCCCTCAGATTCAGACCGTATGGTTGGCTTATAATACTCTTCTTTGATAGGGAAGCCAGGATTGTTTGTATATGCACTGTTGAATGAATCCAACTATTTACCTCCAAGCATATCTCGCAAGCCCCTTACATTCCTCTGGATTGCATCAACAACAATAGGGACTATTATCTCTGATGGATTGACTTTTACATCCTGCTGTCTTGCTGTAATGGGGGTTCCGCTATTATTGTGGATCTCTATCTTGATGTTGGGGGACTTGATTGCACTGCCCAGGGCTTTCATCTGTCCTGGCGTGAATACTGCCTCGTCTTTTCTGATTATTGAGAGTACCTCATCAGGGCCAATCCCTCCATGAAATCTGGGGATTATTCGGTAAAACGTCGGCTCATATGCCATGCCACCGAGATGATGTCCTAATGCCCCTACTTTAGTAGGGCTGCCCATAAAAAAACCTTGAATCCCAGTCATCATTTGTTGAGCCAAGATATTTGAAAAAGACCGCATTACACTTTTTGTAAAGCTATTCAGATAATCAGAAAGGCTTTTTAATTTTCCCTCAAAGACATCAAAGAAAAAGTCGCTGAAAGCCTGCTGCATGGCCTGGGCGGTATCAACAGCCATGTCTCTTGCAAGTTGGAATGTTGTTTTTAGATTATATAGATATTCAGTAAGCCCTCTTGCCCAGCCTTCGGTGAAACTTCCTGTGAGTTCTTTCATGGTCATATTGAGCTCATTGAGCTTTGTATTTATCTCTGCTATTTTATCCTCTGCCTGGATGCGGGCTGTGATGTCGCCAGCCTCAATGGCATTCTGTCTTATTTTTTCATAGTATGTGAGAAGTTTTTCATATTCTAATAATCTACCACGGGCTATTGACTCCTTTGACATGGTCATTTCTCTTTCAGCAAGGTCAAGGAGTGCAAGTCGTTTTCTTGATTCTGCTTCAAGCGCCTGTAATTCAAATTCTTCTCTTATCTTTGCCCGTTCTCGATTGCCTTTTTCCTCTATTTCTTTTAAACGTCTTTGATATTCCTCATATGAAATTACACCCTCAAACCAGACCTCACCTAATTCTTTAGTGAGTTTTGTTTCTGCCTGAACACTTTTTTGTATGCGGTTTTCCATTTCATTGGCAGTGGATGTTTGTAACTCATCCATAAGTGTTGCATATCTTTTTTCAGCATCTTCACGCTTTTTAAGGCCATCTTCGTATTCTTTCCATTGTCTTTCCCATTCTATTTGTGCTGTCATCTTTTTTTGCCACTCATTTATCTCTTTCAGGGCGCCGGGCATCTTTTGAAATTTTTCTTTAAGATCTACTGCCTTATTTTTTATATCTTCTACTCTTTTATCGAATTCATCAAAACCAAGATTTAATTTTGCAACATCGGTTTGCAAGTCTCGGAGTGTTTTTTTCCACTCTTCTTCAGTTTTCTTTATATCTTCAGGCAGAACAATATCTTTTCTTCTTCTACCTGTATCTTTTCCTATATTAGGTGGTGTAAATTCTTTCTTTTCCCACTTTTTGACAATACTCTCGATATATTCATCAAATGCTTTGTCATTTTGCTCTGCTTCCGCTCTTAATGCTTTTAGTGCTTCCTTATCACCTTTTAAGGATGGCCATATGCCTCTGGCATAAAGGCCTGCATTCTGCATAAACTTCGCTAACCTTACAGATAAAATTTCAATACCACCAAAAAATTTTTTAACATTATCAAAACAAAAATTAATTACCTCTGTAAGTGTTAAAAAAGCAGGGACGAGAGTCTCACCAATAGAAGTTTTTAATTTTATTACCTCCACGTTTAATTTTGCCTTTGCTCCAGTAAGCCCTTCTGTGGCGAGCTTTGCATTACCTATCTGCCCTTCTGTCTCCCTCATAATACCTGTTAATTCAGCCTGCCTCTTTTCTGCCTGTGTAAGCTCACCAACACCTTTACCTATGGATGCTGCATATTCTTTCCACATAATAGATACATTTTTTGTCACCCCTGCATTGTCTACGAGGATTGAATTTTCATTTTTTAAACCTTCTGTTGCAGATGCTACTGCTTCACCCATTGTAAGATGAGCCTGTCTGTTGAATGCTGCCGCATCCTTTAATCTTTCGATAATCTGTATGGACTCTTTGAGAGAAAAGCCTCTGCTTAAAAGATTTTGAAGTGCCTGCGCCGCCTCTCTTACATCTATTAAGCCATCTTCTGCAAGTTTTGAAGCTGCATTGATTGATGCCCCAATTTCCTCTCCTGCAAATCTGGCAACAGCAGCAAGACCACGAAAGGCATTTTGCATTTTCTCTGCCTCATCAATGGATGACCTGAGAGTAGACACCATCTTATATAATGAAAAACCGGCTACAAGAGTATTAAGGTGACCTTTTATATCTCCAAGTTTGAGTTTGAAGTTGTCCACATCCCTTGCAGCATCCCTGAATTGGCTTTTTAATCTTTGAAATGCTGTATCTGCCTTATTTATTGCTTCTATGACAAGCTGAACTTTATTATCTGCCATTATACAATCCTCTCACTGCAATTTTTTCTGCACATGGAGCATACCACTGGATGCCTGCATTTCTTCTCCTTTTTCTCCTGTCTTTCCTTTATGCCCAGAAACGCCAGCACCGCCTCACGGAAAATCACTTCCCTTGTCCTGTATTTGATATATCGCTCACACTCTTGGAAGGTATATCTCCACTCGATTGCATCTCTTTTTGTGATGTCTCCTCCTGCGAGGAGGCAGACAATGTCGTCGATGACATCAGAAATTGAGCCTGTATCTTTTCTATGGCCTGATTCAGTCTCCCGAAGAGAGAGGAAATCGGGTTCAATACGAAAAAATCCTCAACAACCTCCATCGCCTGCTCAATCTCGAGGGAGAAGGCAAGCTCTTCTGAAAGTTTTTTGAGGTCTTTATCTTTTGGTGACATGCCATCGGGAGTAAGGATTACAGCAAGTGCATCGGGCAGGCGGTCACCAAGAGTGGCAACCAATCCCATCATATCTATATCCGATGGTATTGTCAAACCCTCAAGCACTGTGAGGAGTTGCTTAACCTGCCCGATAACAAGAGGCCTTTGTTGATATGTTATGCCACCGATTTTATATGTTTTCATCAACACCACCTTTTATGTGAACACAATTTTAATCTCGTCATCGCCACTGGAACGGTTGAGCTGGCAGGTGATACCTAAGACACGGATACCATCACGGACGTCGTCAGAGATGCCGGTATACTGCACCTTTGGAGCCGTGATGGTGCAGATGTTGCCAGCTGTTGAGCCGAGGACAAGGGATAGTGATCCCTCGTTGCCGCTTCTCAATTTTCCGAAGAAATCATACGTTGCGACTGTAACATGTTCTGGATCCATTGTCATCGTGGGTTTTCTCCCTGTGATGACTGCGCTTTTATATCCGCTATCTGAATTCGCATCTTTCCTGAGATTAATTTCGTTGTTCATGTTGATTTCGAGCATGCCGATGAGTGCCGCATAACTATCAATTGTGAATGTGGCGGAAAGAAATGCCGGTGGCTTTGTCGATTCGTATGTCACACCCGAGAGCATTGTGCCATCTGTTACGGAGAAATCAGCACCTGTGAACTCAAAATGAAGCCAGCCTGGAGCACCGTTTTCAAGCTTTAAACTCACATTGCCCCGAGCTCCCCAGATTTTCTTTATTATCCCATCCTGGTATGCAGCGAGGGTTAGAGAACTGATACTTGATGAGGCAGGAGCATAGGTGACTGATTTTCCTGATTCTACGGTTTCGCCCAATCCACATGCCTTAAGCAAATTCCCAAGCGCTGGTGCTGTCCCTGCTGTCCCAGAGCCTTTCAGCTCTACATCAAATTCCAACTTTGCGGAACGAACACCTGGAATGCTTGCCCAGGGCGATAGCGAGCTCGATACGTTTTTTCTCTCACCCATAGCAAAATTCGGAGTAAATTTTACATTTGCAGCGAGAAAGGCGTCAGATGCAGATAGTGTTTCGGCTGTCCCTTCGACGGTTTCTTTTTTTGCTGCTATCTGTGTTCTTGCTTCAATTAGTGGCATCTTCTACCTCCTTATTTTCGTTATTTTCTTTTTTCTGGGGTGGTTCAATGGGATTCCCATACTGGTCAAAGTATTTTGTCTCACCAGTGTTGAATTTGTCTTCCATTACCTCTATAGCCTTTTTTTCTTCTGCCTTTCTTGCCATATTAGCCTCCTTTTTTATGTTGGCACGTCAAGATAATGACGTGTCCTGAATGATACTGTATATGCAATTATGCCATCATAGTATCCATTTAACTCTCTTTTTATGCACTTGAAAGGTTCTATATCGGACAATCCCAACTGCTTGCCGTTTATTGCCTGTTCTACCGCCTCAAGTGCGTCATATATTGTGTTTGAATCTGAAGTAAGCAAATTAAACATAATAAGCACGCTGAAAACCATACTATAGATGGGGCGCGGATAATCGCTCACATTCTCATCGCTGTCGAAGACAACATACGCACACGGATATTTGAAGGCCGTAGGTGCAGGAGCCAAAGCAAGAGAAGCCACAGTAGAAAAAATTTTTGTGCCTTCAACGACATTTATAATTTCTCTTTCAATGTCTGCTATTTTATTTGATGACATCAGACTCTATTTCCCTCAACACCTTTAAATTTTTCATATGTCCGCATCCCGCCAAGACCAAGCAAAGCAAAAAGCACTGTAATAAGACTGCCCGTATCAAGAACAGGAGCTGTGATGTTTTTACCCGTCAATTTAACGATCCACTCGAAAATTGGGCTGCCTATAAATTGCCAGCCAAGAGAAAAGCCACATATCCAGCCAACAAATGGACGCCAGCCCGAGACAAAAAAATTAGGATTTTTTGCCTCCTCAAGATTGATATCTGTTTGTGCCTTTGTGAGTAGAAATTCTATCTCGAGTGCTCTCTGTTCAAGCTCTGCCTTTTTCTCTGGGCTTATTTCACCTGTTATTGCCTGCCTTATGTCTTTGGCAAATTGTCCAACAGATGATAAAAGCCCTGATGCACCACCTGCTAATATGTCACTGATTATGCTCATTTTATACCTTCGCTATAGCGTCTCTAATAAACAACATTCCAAGCCCGGTTAAAGCCTGTGTTAGAGCATTTGAGAGCGTGTATTCTTTTGCAATATAGCCCACTATAGCCACAACAATCATGGTTATAGCCGTCCAATTAGTTTTACTTGTAAAGAGGTCTTTTAAGGATTGATTGAACATTATTCCTCCTCGGAGTAGAATTCATGTTTGCCGATCACGGCAACAAGCTGCATTTTGTCCGCCCAGTATGCCTTGCAATTTTTCGTTTTATAGTGCGTAGCCCCGCTAACATTGTCTTTCAGCATTGTAATATCGTTTGGATCGAGAAATTTGCTTGCAATCTCATAGCATTCACGTAGTGCCTTATCTTTTTGAAAGAAGCTATCCCAGTTTTGTGCGATGGCAAGAAGTTTTAATCTATTAGGGTCATTGTCGTTGAAACACGAGAACTGAAACGGTTTTAGAATCACGTCCTTTATAGTCTTTCCAAACCAGCCGCCCTTTTTAAGCCTGTTCAAAATTACAGATGCAACCCCCATCTTTCCCCCATAAGATTCACCCCTTGCCTCACCATATATGACAAGGGCAAGAAGTTTATCATCGTCTAATTCTCTAAAAACCTTATTTTTATCTTCTGTTCTCATTTATTCTGCCCATCTATTTTTTTATTTATTAGCCATCTTATATCGTTTTTAATCTCATCCAAATCACTTGAGATTGTATTAAATTTCTCGCTTATATTTTGCTGAATTATTGCACATACTTTATCGTGTTCTTTTTTCAACATAAAACCATTATTGTCTTTGCCACGCATTTTAATCACTGATATAATCACAGCTGCTGTTGGAATTGCCACACCTACTATGGATATTGCAATTGACATCTCCATCATGCCCCCACTTCTGCAAGATATAACTTTACGGTTCCAATATCTGTACTGAGTTTTTCTTTAATGCAATAATTTGTTGAATTAATCGATATTGTGTCTCCTCTATTCAGAGAGGATGCGTCTGATGCCTTCACTTCTGCCACAAATCTATATGCTTCGAGGCCGGGTGAAATGTCTATATCCATCGTGCGTCCAGATTCAAAAAAGAAGATGACATCAAAAGATGATTTACCGTGCGTCGCTGTCACGGCAAAATCAGAAAATAAAATATTGATGTCATCTTCCCAGAAATTAGCCATACTGTTTTATCCCCA